TCGTCATCATCTCCATTTAGCATAAATAATCAATGTCTGTAAAGGTTAATTCCCAACCTTCTTCGTCATTACTTATTACAGCAATTATCTTATCTCTCTTCATTGTCAATCCTTCCAATAATATTATTCTGAATCCATGTGCCATATATGTTCGATTTTCTTTCTTGTGAAAGTATTATTTTATCTTTAGAATCTACACAATCAAAATAATTCTCGAAGTCAATAAATACCCGAATCCATGATGTAGATTTATCAGATTTGTAAACATATTTCACTATGATTATATCTCCGTTTAGTGTGTTATCATTTATCTTCATGTTTTTACCCCCTATTGTGATGTTTTAAGAGAGGCTAGAGGTCTTGACGACCCCTAACCCCCTTTACATCTAATAATATCCTGTATCAACCTCTCCGAACAATGGCATTTCTGATGATACATTGTTGATTGAATCTAGTGCTTTGTTCATAGCATCAGTTGGTACATATTTGACCCAACCATATCTCACTTGAGGCTCGTTACTCATTGGGTCATTTCTACAAAGGAACTTTGCGATTGTGAATCTCCATGTCGGTCGGCATTTGAAGTCCGGCATATTCCAATCATCAACACTTCTGATTTCTCCGGTAGATAATTTCTGTAAGTACTTTGGTTGATTCCATGATTGACCTAGACCAACCATGTCGTAAGTTTCTGAATACCAACCATGATAATTTAGTTGAGCCAGTAGCATAGTCCCTAAGACTTCTTTGTTGCCGTTTTTCTTCTGTTTTGTAACACATTGAAACCCTTGAGAATTGCAGTCTTTACAGATACCGTCTACTGTATCTCGGAAGTCTTTGTTATTACTGTAAAAGTCCGATTGAAATGATTCTCCGTTGCCGATTCTAAGATTAAGTTTTGAATCTCTTGCTTTGTCGAAATCACCTCTCTTGAATACCATTGTCGGGACATTAATAATATTCCAATAATGACCGATAATAGAACTCGTAAAGTATGTCTTTAACTGGTAATATTCTAGTGATGACATTGTGTTTCTACACTTTGAACCTCTAGAGATATATTTCTCTTCGGTTGGGTTACTATTTGGTTCTAGAATCATGTAACATTTAGGTGCTTCATGAGTCGAGTCTTTTCTATAATCATCATTGAAATTACAAGGACAAATCTTTCTAGGTTGTGTAGTAAAATCTTGCTTAGAATATCTTGAAATATTTTTGTTACTGGGGTCAACTGAACGGTTGAGTTCGTCAGTCTTGTAACTACTAACAATCGCATTACTTTTAACTGGTGTAATCTTTAATTCAAGATGGTCTAATTTACCGGCAGAAATATGAGGTAAATCGATGACAGGAAATCCGTGTTTCTCTAATGCTTTTAACATCGAAGAAAACCGCTTGAAAGATTCTCCTTTTGATGTAGTAATACCGAGAGTATTTACCACATCAAGAAGAGTCTTTGACTCTCCTTCTTCCTCTATGGATAGAGGGCGTTCGTCGTTAGGCCTAATTACAAAATACATCAGATTTTGCTCCATGCCATTACCTAGATAGCGTTACTATATAGTATGTATGATTTTGATTCTCACCTAAAAATGTGCGATTTTAGGCCAAAAATACACTTTTCTCTCTTCCAAAAGTCAGATATAGGTCGCCGTATTACACCGCCAACCCCCTCTCACAATTTTTTATAATTTTTTTGAAAAATATTTTTTTACATTTTTTTCCACTCAAGTTTATGTGCGCCGGGTTTCCTACGCCATTTTACTTGGTTAGTACGCTTCAAGTACGTTGGGACTATATTCCTAGAAAGTGGTGTCCAATAATTACTTACATATTTATTTGCTTTCCACGCAATTTCTTCTGATGTTTTCCAATCGTCTAAATATCCTTCATCCATTACTTTATCAATAGATTCCTTATAGACAATTTTTTTGCTTTTTGGTCCATGCCTTCTTATTTCGGGGTTTTGTTTGTTATATCGCTTCTTCACTTACCATCCTCTCCTATCTATCACTTTGCCACCAATACCATGCCTGTCTCTACGCTGCATTTGTATTTCACCGCCTAACCAATCACCACCTTTCATGGTTTTCATAATTACAGGCATATCCGGTGTTCTATATGTGAATTGGTCTATGGCGTGTGCAAAAGCCATAACTGTATCGTTATGCTTACCTAAATCTACAATTAACCCATCACGCCATGCATGGGTTTCTAATTCTTGTAACAATATACCTACTTTTGTTCTAGTAGCATCGTTACCAAAGGGGAATACTATCATTTCCCTTTCAAACCAAACTCTAAGCCTATTTAGTAAACCTTGCTTTAAAGTCCTGTTGCCAACCTTACTAGCCCGATAATCTACTACCGCACCTTTTTGTGCAAGCAAACTTTCGTACATTTGTTGAAAACCTACATCCTCAACTGCTATGGGGCAGTTACCATAGCGTTTACTCCACTCTATCAACATATCTGCTTGTTTATCCGGTGGGAAGTCATTTCTTCTCCACATATCTACAAAGTGAATATAACCTTCGTCATCTTGTTTCAAACATATCATAACGCTATAATCTTGCCCTAAACCGTGTGCAGGGTCAAACCCTATTACATATCTGTAACCATCCATCTTATCTACCTGCAATATAGCATCCATGTCAAGATTTTTTCTAATTAGCATTCTAGGAAACACACTAGCCTCGTCATCTACTACCTTACACAAATATTCCTGTACAAAAGACAATTCACCCATAGCCTCTTTCTGCTCTAACAAAAACTTAATTGGTCTATACTCAGACCATAATTCCTTCGGTTTTACGTTTTCGGGGTCGGCTTTGTACTCATCCCAATTAGGAATAGCAGACCATGTACCCGATTTCCATGTTTTGTTTTCTAACATCTCTGTATGATACAAATCATTCATACTCATAGGTGTGCCTACTACGAAAATCGCTGTGCCGGGACTTAACATAGGTGTAATCTTTTTTCTAAACCATTGTGCTATACCATTCCAGTTCATATCGCCCATATCATCAAGTACGTCATCAAATGCAATAGCCGCAGGGTGTTCTCCACGAATAGCCGCACCAACTGAGGTAGCACGAATCCATGCACCATTAGTAAAACGTATTTCTAGTTTGTTACCCCTTTTAGGGTCAAGATACCTAGACAATTGAGGATGTCTTTTCATATCCTCCCTTATTTCTTCTAATCTTCTTACAGCCAAGTCCTTACTAGCAGAAAACAACCAACAAGTAAAGGGTTTGTTACGCCATTGTTCAAAAAGAGCCATGTGTAATAGTTTTACCCTTAAAGTAGTAGATTTACTGTGGTCCCTCGGTGCAATAATACAAACACGATGTACAGAAGAATTGTCATGGTTATCGCCATACATATCTATCCACTCACCTATGTGTTCTCCCCATGTGTAGCCTAACCACTTGTAGAAATATTCTACGTCGTTACGACTACGTTCCATAGAAAAATTAGTGTTAAATGTACCCATACAATTACCTCGGATGTAAGTCTTTTTTATTACAATGTGGACATATACCTGTTACTGCTTTACTTTTCATCATTCTGTTAGTAGCCCACCCGCAAGTACGACATCTAGCAGAAACCCACATTACTCATGCACCACCGGAGAAAACAAATTGCCTACAAGCCCTAAGTCTTTATCTATAATGTGGGCGCATATCCCTGCCCTAGCAAGAACATAACCTTTTCTAGCGTGGTATCTATCATGCCCTGCTAAACTAGGTAGTTGTATTACGGTACATCCGGCTTTTTCTGTTAATCTCATATGATGTAAATGTCCGTGAAACCAATAGTGGTGTTCTCTCTGCCCCCATGCCTGTCTTTCTTCGGTAGCCATAAGTGCAGGTAAGTCATTACCTCTAACACCATCACCATGAGTAAAACCTAACAAAGAGTTTCCGTATTTTATATACTGTCGAGGGTACGGACTAACAATAACTTCTACATCGTCTGTATTCTCATAAAGTGCAGATAAATACATCATCAAAGCAAAATTACTGTGTCTGTCGTGATTACCACACATAAATACTACTTGTACAGGAGAAACAGCACGAAGCATTTCGATATGTTCTCTCGCTAACTCACAACCACCCATAAGAATCTGTGCCGGAGATGCAGCCATATCTTGTGGTGTACCTTTTGTAGTAGTGCCTACGTCATTATCTATGTGAAACCAATCAGAACCCGCAGTTACTATAATCTTTTCCGGTCTACTAGGTAATCTTGAAATTAGGTTGTTAGTTCTGTCAATTAGTCTTGAACGTGCTTCGTCAAGGTCATACTCCTCACCAACCTCGTCTTTCCACCCATATTTACCGTAGTGTAAGTCTGTTGGAGAAATAACTACTGCGTAATTACCGTTTTCCGTCATTTTGATTCTGTTTTTCGTACTTGTTTTTACTTTTGGGATTAAACTACGGAACTCATCAAGAATTGTTTCGCTAAATGCTCTATATGAGTTAGCATCCTTTTCTATTTCCGCCCAACGCTTACTTTCTGCTTTCTCTGCTACTTGCATACGTCTAACAGCAAGAGTTTCCTTAACTAAGTCATCTGTTGTCTTTTGCATAACTTCTTCGTCGGTAAAAATATCCATACCGTGATTCCACTCGTTTGCCTTTACATATTCTTTTACCCATCCAGTAGGTAATCCGTACTTTCTTGACAAATCTGTTATAGTAAGTCCGTTACCGTCATCCGAGTAATCTTTTTTCATGTTTCTATGCTTATCACCATCAATAGCAATCATTTGACCGCCTAAACCTTCTAATACTGTTAAATAAGTGTCGTTTGCCTTATCATAGTAAACTTTTATCTTATTTACAGAGACATCTTGTATAGCAACATTCCTAAAGTCATTTCCTTGTTTGACCCATCGTTGTATTCTACATCTCCAACTGTTTACCGAGCATTGAGGCTCAACTTCGTGCAAAAACCTAGCAAACTCGGAGTTGCTTTTGAAAGTTCTATCGTTAGCGTATTTTTCTATGAGGTCGTACCCACCTTGATACCTTGCCATTGATATTAGGCTGCTCATACCGTCTTATAATACTTATTTAATTTTATAATTTATGTTGTTTACAAAATAAAAAAAACGTGGTACTACAAGCCTGTTTCGGAATTAATTTATTTTTTCTTTAGTATGGGATAGCGACGGCCCTGTCTGATAACTAATCTATTACTAATTTAACTCATCTATGTTATAGAAGAAATAAAATAAATAGAAGAAATTGCCGCAGTATTGCGTTTTATTAATTCTGTAGAATATCGAAAAAATAAAAAAAATAAGCAAAATTATCAAAAAGTGTTATAAAACGGGCTAAAACTGGTTAATATATGGCGGAGCGAAGTTTGTGGCAAAGATTAACAGGAAGTGTAGAAAAAACAGAAGAACCACAAAGAATAACTCTGCCTACTAACCAAAAGTTTTCTGCGGTAGCGGGAATACCTGATATTGTAAGAGATACGGAAAAACTAAGACAGGACAGCAAGTTTGACAATGAGTTTGATTTGTATGACCTTATGCTAAAGTTAGACCCCGAACTAAACGGTGCGGTACGTGCAGTATCACTTACAGCAAATAATTACGAAATTAATTACTCTAAAGGTAGAAACGCACAAATCCGTAACGCAATACAGACTTTAGTAGAAGATACTCTTGATTTCGACGACATTATGATTAACGCTATGCGTAATATGATGGTGTATGGTAATGATATAAATAAAATAGTAGGTAAACAAGGTATAGGCGTAACAGCACTACAAAGTTTACCCGTAAAACAAATTACCATAGTTGATGAAAGAGGCGGTGTAGGTTCTTATTTCGTAGCAGATGAAGATAACCCTATCATTAACGCAAGAACATATGTAATGCGTGAAACATCCCCATACGAAGTTGCTATATCTGCAAAAGAGATATTACACGTCAAAGTTGATTTTCGTTCTAATTGGTTTACAGACAACAAAGGAAGAAAGACATATGGTATATGGGGTGCATCAAGATTTAGCAGTCTTAAGCAAGCAATACGCATGAAATACAACAGTATGAACAATCGTATATCTTTAGAGGATGCTATGACTAAACAATACATTACTATTGACAAATCTGCTATCGAACACATACAAGACCCTGTTGAACAATCGCAAAGACTATCATTTATTATGGATGAGGTTATCAGTTTGTTTTCCGGTCTAAGAGGCGACCAAATACCTGTATTGCCGCATTACGTTAATTTACACCACGTTGATTTAGGTAACACAATGCCTAATAGTGCTGACTTCCTAGACAGTATAAACGCTGATATTGCGGCTGTACTACAAGTACCTAGAGTCGCAGCAGGTCAAGAACGTGGTTCAACATTCGCTGCAACATTCAATGCTAACCTTTGGGCTGTACAAGCAATTAGTCGTATGCATAAAATACTAGCGGAATCTGCTATGCAACTATTTATGATGCACCTAGATTTACTAGGTATAACATATAGAAGGCAAGACCTACCTACTATCAAGTTTGACGCTATGGATATGGAGTCTCCACTTAATGTTATGCAAAGAGTAACTATGGGTTACGATGGTGGCCTACTTACGCTTAACCAATCCCTTGATATTCTAAACCTGCCACAAGTAGGTAAGGAAGGCGACGAAAGAAAAAGTCTCGATAAACCTGCAAATGTAGGAAGTCTACCTAGAGAAAACGAACAAGAAAGCGCACCTAGTGAGGGAGATATATGAACTCTGAAATCCAATTTGCTATTTACAGCCTAGTTTTGGCTGCTTTGGGTGCAGTTACAGCAATAATACTTAAAAGACACCCGACACAAGGTGATGATATGTCCGGTATGAAACAGACTAATCCTAATGAAACTCTTATGCTTACTTTTGGTATGGGTGTCGTTATGGCTTGGGTAGTTATTGCTGCAACAGCATCCTACTTTAGTATTGTAGAACAACGTGAGATTTCGGATTCGCAACTAACAGTTATTGGTCTATTAGGTGGTCCGGCACTTCTTATCATAACTAGCGTACTAGATTTATTTAAGGGTAAAGAAAGTGCTAAAATTGCAGTATTGCCTGATAGACTATCTGCTGACGTAAATGCCGTAGACGCTGAAAAAACACATACTCGTATGCTTGAAGAATACAAACTAAAGCATGATTTAGAAATGGAAAAAATGCAAAAACAACATACATTAGATATGGAAGCGTTTACTGTTACTAAAGGCGGCAAAAAGTAAATAATCATAAATCACTAATATGACTTGGTGTATATGACTCTCAACGAAGTATGCCTTATACTTGTCTTTATCGTTATCGCTGCTATGGCTCTTGATACGGAAAAGTGGGGCTAATGGATAAAGACGATGCCATAGAAAAGGCGATAGCAGTACTAATGGTGTGTTTTTTTATAGTACCTTTTACTACACCCGTTTACGAAAATAGCCCATTCTATGACCCCAACGCAATTAGTTGTACAACAGTTAGTGGTGAAATAATAGAAAAAGAACCATTTTACATTATAGTGAGGGTAGAAGATAACTACACTTATATTAGTGAAGATTTTAAGGTATATGTAAGCCCTAAAGCATATTCTAATTATAGTGTAGGTGATACACATATAGAACCTATTTGTACTTTGAATGATTATTCTATCTACAAAGATTTGATAGAAAGCCTTAAACAATCCGGTATATTAGAATAGATTAATAAGACAAACCTAAAATTGGTTAGCCATGTCGTGTGGGTGCGGTTGTAGTGGTGAAGTAGTTGCTTATGAAGAATGGGATGAAGAAGATGTCTCGGCAGCAGAGTATCAAGGCCGACAAGTTACCCTTAACAAGCCTTTTAGAACTAAAGGTGGACCGAAAAAGTTCGCAGTATATACTAAAAATGGTAGTGGGAACGTAGTCATAGTAAGGTTTGGCGACCCTAATATGGAAATCAAGAGAGATGACCCTGAAAGAAGAAAATCATTTCGTGCAAGGCATAACTGTAACACACCCGGACCAAAATGGAAGGCAAGATATTGGTCTTGCAGACAATGGCGTGGTGGCACAAAGGTAGAAGCAGAAGATGGTACTCCGTGCGGTTGCGGTTGTAACGATGAAGAGGTAGAGGCTAAAGATGCTGATGACCCATGTACATCGGGTTATGAACAATACGGTATGAAAATGAAAAACGGTAGAAAAGTACCTAATTGCATACCTATTAAGAAAAAGGCAGAAGCAGCATACGATGTTTGTTCTTCTTGTATGACACAAGAAAAATGTGCATCTCATGGTAAATGTATGAGTGTTGCTTACATAGAGGACCCCGAACCGTCAATGGAAAAGGCTTTGAAACAAGCAGCAGAGCCAACACCTAAAGATTCTGAAACACATGATGAATATATGTCTAGGTGTATGGCTATGAACTATACTAAAGAAGAGTGTATGAAAGCACACGAAGGCCATACTTTCAAAGACCAAAGCGAACCACATGACGAAGAGGACCACGAAGCAGGTTACGGTATGAAGAAAAAGAAATATGCTAATGAATGTGGCTACGGAGAAAAAATGATAGATGGTGAATGCAGAAAAGTTTCTGTTACCTTAGATTTAGATTTTGATGAGGTAGAAGCAATAGTAGAAGCATCTACTGGAAATACCGTTATAGAAATAAGAGGTGTTGCATTCCACGAAGGTATGAATAAAAACAAATGGGCTTTGACAGAAGAAGGTGCAAAATTAGTAGCAGAACAAATGAAAGGTGCAGACTTAACACTAAATCATCCGGCAGCAAGCCAATATGGTAGCGGATTTACAAGAAACATGGATGGTGGAGTAGAAGAAGCGGTTGTAGGATATATCAAAGGAGCAACATTCCACAAAACAGTAAGTAGTGGATATGAAGTTAGGTATGTAGCACACGTTGTAAGAACAGAATTGTTTGATGCTTTAGAGTCCGGTCTATGGTCTAGGGAAAACTACGGAGTATCAATCGGTGGTAGTGGCGTACCCGTCGAAGCATCGGAAGATGGTATGTTGTTTGGAGAAGATTTTAAGTTCGACCACCTTGCTATTGTGCATAAACCGGCATATGAACGTGCTACAATAGATTCTATAAGAAAAATACAAGCGAGTAAGGTCGAAGCAACCTTTATAGGACATTCACAATCTGACACAGACCACAAACAGGTGAATAAAATGAGCCAAGAAGAAAATACAGTAGATTACGAAGCAGAAATTGAAGCACTTAAGGCTTCCCTCGTATTAGCCAATTCAAGAGTTGGTGAGTTTGAGGCAAAAGAAGAAGCAAGAGTAGAGGCAGCCCGCCAAACTCTTGTTGATGAGGCAACAGAATTAGGAATGTCAGGACACGAAGATTTGTCATCAGACACACTAACTTCTCTAATTGCTTCATGGAATGAGGCTCATCCTCAACCAACAGAAGTAGAAATGGCTCCTGTTGAATCAGTCGAGAAGCCTGTTGAAGAAGCAATCGCTTCAGAATCCGTTAGCAAAGTAGCAAACTACTTGAACGGAAAAATCGTAGAAAATGATGAGGACCTATATGCTAGAGCATGGAACGCATGGGCCGGAGCATGGAACAAAACACTCGCAGTTGGTGAAGGAGACAGAATGAAAGCACCAACATACGACACAATAAAGGAGATGAGATAAAATGGTAGCATATTCAGGAAATGACCCAGTAAACGTAGTAGACATAGCAGAAACTTTCGCAAGCAAAGGACTTTTAGTTAAGTACGGTGCAGGTGGAATACTAATGACAGCAAGTGTAACAGATACACCAATCGCTTACACAATGGCTGAATCAAGCAGAGATGCAGACCAAGCATTAGAAGCAGCAGGTACAGGAACAGTTTCAGTAGTTGCTCTTGATGGTATTTGCTATCTTAAAGCAGGTGCAGCAACAGCAGCACCTAAGTTTGGAATGTCCGTATATGTTTCACAAACTGCTTCTGATAACGGAACAGTTACAGTAAATGACGCAACCAATTCAGCAGTATTCGTAGGGTACTACTTTGGTGGAGAAGGTGCAATCGCATCGGGAGACTTTATTCCTGTATCTTGTTAGATATAGCAAATAAATTGAGGTGAATAAAATGGTTAACAATACATTAGAAGAAATATTAAACGTAGAAGCAGCAACAGGCCCGTTCTCAGTAGGAGATGCGGTTTTAGAACAAACTCTAAGAGACTTCATTCAATTGCAGTCTAACACAATTGCTATCGCAACTAACTTAGTCGGTGTTAGAACCGTACCTTGGTTAGAGTTCAAATGGTACACAGGTGTTACTGGTACATTCTCTTACCCAATTGATGACGTTGCACTAACCGACCCAACAAACATCGGTACAGCAAACTACACAGTTAAACTTGAAAAAGGACAAGGCCGTGTTACTTTCCTAGATGCAGTACGTCTACGTGGTGAATCTTTCGAGAACATTGACAGGCAACAAATGGCTGTTGTAAGAGGTCGTGCAGACTTAATAGACAACCACATCCTATCAAAATTGATGGCAGGTAACGGTCAATCACAAGCAGCAACTTCAACCTTCGGTAGTGCTTCGGCAGACGAAGAAAAAGATTTGCTAGATGCTATGGACTTAATCTTTGCTAACGCAAAGGTTAGCGGTAGTGAGCCAATGGCTCTAGTACTACCTGCTGACAAGAGAAGTGCTATGCTTAACACAACTCTTTACGGAAACGTAGTTGAGTCTCTACAACAACACTTGGGTAGAATCGCAAACCTAACAGTATATTACACAAGAGATTACGGAACAGGTAGCGCATTGGTAAACGATGGTCTACTATTGATTCCGGGTGCAGAAACAGCAGAGTTCTTTACATACAATGGACCGGGATTCCAAGAGACTGAATTAACTCGTCTACCGGGTGTCGGTTTCGACTGGCTATTAACATCTTACATGGGTAGCGTTATCCACGAACACCAAGATGGAGCAGCAGCAGGTAAGAACAACCGAATCTGTAAGATTACAGGCGTAAGGGCTTAAGGGGGGTAAAATAAATGCCTATTAACCGTAAGTTACAAAACCTAATGACTGGTATTAATACCAAGCAAGTCTCTAATGGTGGAACTGGTGGGTCTATACCTATCCTTTACAAAATAGCAGTAGATGGTGGAGCAACAGAAAGTGTTTCACTAACCGTAGACCGTAATCTTGAAGTTGTTGATGTATGGTGCCATCTCTTAGCAGACGGTGGAGCAAACGCTAACAGTCTACAAGTTCTTAACGGTACTGATGCTATTACTGATGCTTTCGTAACTGGAACAGCAGGTGATAAAGATGTCGTAAGATGTGGCGAGATAGATGATTCTTACTACAAGATTAGTGCAGGTGGTACTCTCAAAGTAACATCTACATCCTCTGATGACACAGCACCGGCAGTCCATGTTTTCGTGCTAGGATATTCAAACCCTTGAACATAAAAGGTGAATAAATGACTGAGAAAAAGGTCGCTAAGGCGAAGCCAAAGAAACCTTCTAAGGCTAAACTCGCATCTGCGTTAAAAGAAGCAGGTATTCCATTACCCGAAAGTGGTAGTATAGAAGATATGCAATTTAGACTAGATAATTATTTGCCGGGACCGGGATGGTTACTTAGGGCGCATAAGAATGGTGGTAGAAGATATGCTAATCACCCTATGTCGTTATTAAGTAGAGATGCTAAACAACCTTATTGGATTCCAAATAGCGAAATGGCTCAAAAAATTATTGCTACAAAATTAGTATTAGTACTAGGTAGGGCAACCAAACCTTCATCAAACAATATAGTGCTTGACGTACCGTTAGATTACATGGAGAGGTTCGGAAATGGCAGTAACGACAGATAATATTAGGGATTTACTTAACAGACCTAGAGGTCTAAACAATGGTACAATCAATGAATATATTACTATCCGAACAGCAGAAGTAAACAAAAAAGCAAGAGTAGCAGAATACTTTGGAGTAGATGCCACAGGCGCACCTACTGATACCTTAAAAGAAAGTGCAATAAAGTTTTTAGTGTGTGTAGATTGTTTAAGAGTATTGATAGATACTATACCTGCTGTATTCCCCGAAAAAGAACAAGGTACATCTGACATTCGATACAATAAACAATTAGCGTCTTTTGAGAAATCAGCACAAGACGCTTTAGCAGCGATAGAAGAGAAGGGTGGTAGTGCGTTTAAATCGGGAACAACAACATCAAGAGTTAGTGGAACAACAACTGGCTCGCAATTGTCCGGCTCTCTTTATCACGATTAAAGAGGGTGAAACATGGCAGATTATTGGTGGGTTGGCGGTACTTCTACAAATCCCGAAACCCCTGCTAATTGGTCTACAACTTCAAACGGTTCTTCACTAGCAAGCAGCCTTCCGGCTGATTGGTTAGATACAGGAAATGACGATAATCTTTATTTTACATCTGTTGCATCTAATGACTGCGTTTTTGGTGCGAACACAGTATATCTTAATCTTGTTACAATAGATTCTACATTCGATGAATTATTTAATGTTAGTGCTTCTACTGTTATATTTGAAGCGGGGTTAATTATTGCTAAAGCCGGATGTGTTAAAGATAACACAGGTACAACGTGGACTTTTACAGGAACACCACCTTTTCCCATAGGTGATAGTGCCGCAGCACAAACAAACAACAGACTTTACATACAATATGAAGCAAACACAAGTATATGGAATGGTGAGAATGGAGAGCCACACGCTAATAGTATAATAACATTTACATTACCTTCCGGTGGAGTAATGACTTTAGTAGACGGTAAATATCCTAAAGTTACATTGGCTACTGCATCCGGTAGTGCTACATTTAGTCCCGAACACACATATACAAGAACAGGTGCAGTATGGAACACATACGGTTCAGTAGATATTGGTAACTTTGTAGTTCCTTCTACCGTAAAAGTAAGTCCTAAAACAATTGATACAGATGATTTATCAAAAATATTTAAGTTACAGGGTACTATTAGCATAGCACATGAGGAATATAATTGGGGTAATACTACTGTACATTATACCGCTACTTCTAGTAACCAAGTTTTACCTGTAAACGGAGATACAACCTACGGTAATTCCACAACAAAAAAGTTTAACGTCAAATATAACAAAGTAGTTATAGAAGCATCTACACACGATTGGATTATATCTGATGGTCGTACACTAACGTGTAATGAATTAGTTATAGAAACTGATGGTACGTTATACGGTCCGTATTCACAATCTAAACAAAGTGCAGATATACACACGGTAAAAAGACCTAGTATAAAGGGAGATTGGAACTTTTCTCAAGTATCTGACGGTATTTACCGCAGTAGAAACACACCACCTTCAACTTCTGTCGTAGAGGGGGGTACAGGAAGAGAGTTTATTACTAAAGATGCAATATTAGTGGGGCAGGGACACGACGATATGACAATCTTAGCCGCAGGTTCAGAGGGTACAGTACTTACAATAAGTAGCGGTACACCTACTTGGGCTGCTAACACAGGTGGCGACGGTGGCGGTGGGGGAACACTTGATATAGGAGACTTAGTTGTAACCAATAACGATAGTGGTATCATTATCATGGGTTCATTAGTGATATAATTATAAAACATTAAAAGAGGGTAAAGTATATGGCATTAACAAGCAATAAAAACCTGTTTACTGCTACTACAACTCAAAGAGCAGGTGTTACGCCTACTAAGGAGCAGATATTCCTAGATACTAATACAGGTTCAGCCGCTAATGGTGTTTTTATTGGTGATGGCGCTACGGCAGGTGGTAGGTCGGCAGATGTTAGACCACTAGAAACAAAAAATGCTGATTACACATTTACTAGAGCAGACGAAGCACGTATGATACTTCATACAGATTCTTCTACATATACTTACAAACTACCTACATATTCTGCTGTTCCTTTTCCAGTAGGTTTATCAGAATTACAAGTTATGAATGAAGGAACAGGTAATATTACTATTGCTACTGATGATGGCACAGTAGTTTCTCTTGTAGGTACTGGTGTCTCTAACGCAGGTACTAGCGGTACTTTTACCTTAACACAAAATCAAAAAGTCTACTTAAGACATAGTGCTACACAAGATACATGGATTGCATATCAAAACAATGCTACTGGCCCAACTGGTCCGACAGGTCCAACTGGTCCGACAGGACCTAACGGTCCAACAGGTCCGACTGGTCCAAATGGTCCTACCGGACCGACTGGGCCAACTGGACCCACAGGTAGCACAGGTTCAACCGGCCCGACTGGTTCTACTGGTGCTGCTGCGGGTTTCGGAACCCCAAGTGTAAGTACAGGTCCTTTAGCCATAACAGCAAGTGGTCCTGATACAGCAAAAGTTTTTGCGTTTGCTATTCCCGCAGGGCCAACTGGCTCAACAGGACCAACTGGGCCAACAGGACCGCCCGGTACGGCAGTAAAATCCGGTTTTAATTGGAAGTTTAGTACAACCACAACAGAAGCAGACCCTACTTCAGGTTTTTTAAGATTCGACCATGCTACATTTGCTAGTGTTACAGAAATATACATTGATGAAGAAGATGCTGCGGGTGTAAATCAAGATGCTTTCTTTACTTATATGGCTGCTTCTACTGGCACTAGAAAAGGTACTATACATATAACTCTTAGAGCAGGTGATACAGAACAATTTGCTGATTTAGTAGTAAATAGCGTTACAGATATGACAGGATGGTATAAATTAGGCGTTTCCCCTACTTCGGCAACACAAACGGGCGCATTATCAAACAATACAAAATATGTAGTAGAGTTTTCACAAGCGGGAAATACAGGACCTACTGGGTCTACAGGACCTACTGGTCCGAATGGCCCAACTGGACCAACAGGCCCAACAGGAAGTCAAGGTCCTCAAGGAAGCACAGGACCAAGTGGTCCTACCGGACCAACAGGTCCAACTGGTGCAGATTCAACAGTAGCAGGTCCTACTGGTCCAACAGGACCTACTGGTCCTCAAGGAAGCACAGGGCCTAGCGGTCCAACTGGGCCTAGTGGTCCAACTGGCCCAACTGGTCCTCAAGGCTCTTTTGGTGGTGCTACATTTAAGTATGATTTTAGTACGACAACAACAGATTCAGACCCCGGTGCAGGTAAAATAAGATTTGATAACTCTACACAAAATGCTGCTACGGGTATTTATATTGACGATTCTGATTTAGACGGTAGCGATATACAATCTTTTATGAGAACCATTGACGATTCCACATCTACTATAAAAGGTCATGTTAAAGTAAGTAACCTTACAGACCCTTCACAGTTTGTATTATTTACTATATCTTCTCTAACAGAAAATACAGGTTATTTCGATATAACAGTAAGTGCAGTAGATTCTTCCACAACATCCCCTTTTAGTGATGGTGAAGATGTAGCAGTTACTTTCGCAAGAACGGGTGATAAAGGAGATACAGGTTCAACTGGACCGACAGGACCTCAAGGACCTCAAGGAAATGTAGGACCGGATGGTCCAACAGGGCCTCAAGGCAGTACAGGACCGGCAGGTCCACCCGGACCTACGGGTTCAACAGGCTCACAAGGACCTACCGGACCTACAGGCCCACAAGGAACACAAGGTAATACTGGCCCTACGGGTTCTGCCGCAGGTTTTGGTACACCGACAGTTGCTAGTGGTCCATTAGCAATCGGCTCTAGTGGGCCGGACACAGCAAAAGTTTTCGCTTTTACAATTCCACCCGGTTCTACCGGACCAACAGGACCTACAGGCCCTACTGGTCCTACTGGTCCATCGGGGGGAACAGGACCAACAGGTTCTACCGGACCGACAGGGCCTTCGGGTGCAGCAGCAGGTGTAGGAACACCTACTATAACCACAGGGCCTTTAGCAGTAGCAGTAAGTGGGCCGGATAGTGCAAAAGTATTTGCCTTTACTATACCTGCGGGACCGACAGGGCCTACAGGACCTAGTGGTCCTACTGGTAGTCAAGGTCCTACCGGACCAAATGGTCCTACTGGGCCAAGTGGTCCTACTGGGCCTACTGGGCCGGCAGGTAGTACAGGGCCGACAGGACCAAGTGGTGCAGACGGTAACTTTGGTGGTGCATCTTTCAAATATGATTTTTCTACAAATACTAGCGATAGCGACCCCGGTGCAGGTAAGGTAAAACTAAATAACGGTACTCAATCATCTGCTACTGCTATATACATAGATGATAGCGATTTAGACGGTACTGATATTCAATCATTCCTTCGTACTATTGATGATTCTACATCAACAATAAAAGGTCATGTTAAAATTAGCAACTTAACAGACTCAAGCCAATTTACTTTACACACTATTTCATCTTTAGCAGAAGATTCGGGTTATTTTGACATAACAGTAAGTACAATAGACTCTTCCGCTTCCTCACCGTTTTCAGATGGTGAAGATGTTATGGTAACTTTTGCTAGAACAGGAGACAAAGGAGATACAGGGGCTACTGGTCCTTCCGGTCCAACGGGTTCAGCCGGACCACCCGGCCCAACTGGGCCAAGTGGACCTACCGGACCTCAAGGTACACAAGGAGATGAAGGACCAACCGGACCTACGGGACCTAGTGGACCAACTGGACCAAATGGACCAACAGGTAGTACAGGAACAGCAGCCGGATTTGGTACACCTACTATGGCTTCCGGACCTTTGGCAATTTCAGCAAGTGGACCGGACACGGCTAAGATATTTGCTTTCACTATACCGCCCGGTGGTACAGGACCAACAGGACCTACCGGACCAACAGGCCCTACCGGACCAACCGGACCGGCCGGTGGTGATGGAGATACAGGACCTACTGGACCTGCGGGTGCTGCTGCCGGATTTGGAACACCGACAGTTTCTTCCGGTCCTCTTGCTATAAGTAGTAGTGGACCAAATACATCAAAGGTCTTTGCTTTTACTATTCCACCCGGCTCAACTGGGCCGGCAGGTCCTACGGGACCAACTGGGCCGACAGGTCCAACTGGACCACCGGGTTCTACAGGGCCGACAGGTTCAACAGGAAGTGCGGCAGGTTTCGGAACACCTACGGTTGCTAGTGGTCCTTTGGCTATATCTAGTAGCGGCCCTAATACTGCTAAAGTATTTGCATTCACGATTCCACCGGGAGATACTGGCCCTACAGGTCCGACAGGACCTACAGGTCCGACAGGTCCGACAGGACCGCCCGGCTCAACAGGACCGGGTGGACCAACTGGGGCTGCTGCCGGATTTGGCACCCCAACGGTGGCAAGTGGACCGCTTGCTATATCTTCAAGTGGACCGGACACAGCCAAAATATTTGCCTTTACAATACCACCGGGTTCAACTGGACCTACCGGACCTACTGGACCGACTGGCC